CGGAAAACCCCTGAAATTTAGAAAGTTGTTGAACTTTTCACGGCAGGTTACCGGGCGTTTGTCGCACCCGGCGCGCAGGCGCACCCTGTCACCGGCAGAGATCGGCGCGCGCAGATCCTGCCAGAGCGAGACCGTCCGCGCATCCCCCTCCGCCAGATCGGCCTTGATGAAACCCGACAGGCCCGCAGCCGAACCGGAAAGAACCTCGAAACGCCCGCGAGTAAACCACTCTGACGCATACATCGGCAGCCTCGGCAGGCGCAGTTCGCGGGCACTGTTCACCGCAGCGACAGCGACATCGATCCGATACCTCGGATCGTTGAGATCGACGCCGCAGGCGCCGTCACCCAGCGTCGCGCCGCAAAGCCGCTGATAGACTCTCCCCTGCGGCCTGTTCAGCCGGTCTGCAAGCCCCCGGATCTCGGCCCGAAAGCCGCCACCGCCGGTTTCCACCTCGCCCAACGTTCCGCGAAAGACGTGATGTCGCATCTCGGGCGACTGCCAGTTCACCAGATAGATGTCGATCCGCGCGCCGTCGTATCGCCCGGCGGCGAGATCGGCCTCCGTGATAGCCGCCGCGCTCAAGGCGCCGACGGCTTCGGAATTGTCGACCGACAGACCGGTCGTCTGCTGCAGGGCTTGCGCCGTCAGACCGCTCTCGGCCTTGTGCGTCACGCCGTCGAAATAAATGTCGCGATCGTGGTCAGTGAAGCCGAAGGTGACACCATCACGCCGGCGCACCTGCCAGGCCCGGCAGAGCGTTGTCGCTTTCTGGTCCAGATGTACCTGGAATTCCGCAGAGACCGGCATCAGATACGCACCTCGACCACGGGCACGTCGGGTACCTCGCCGGCCTCGAAATTCGCCACCGATGTCACGATCCTGTCGATGTCGAACCGCACGGGCACATCGAACTCGAACCCGGCGCTCACGACCACGCCCGGGCCCGGCGGCAGATCGAAGGCGATCTCGCCGGTCGTCGTGTCGACCGCCACGCCGGTCATCGGCTGCTCCACCCCGTCCAGCGCGACCCGGACGGTGTCGGCGACCGGCTTGCGGATCGGCCGCGAATAACTCTCGGCTCCGGACGCATAGAGTTTCTGCAACTGGAACACAGTCCGCACGCCGTCGCCCGTTCCAAGCATCTGATCCTCCGGGCCAACATCTGACGACGGAAGACCGCTTTTGAAATCCGCCCAGTCCTTCCAGCGAAAGCCGTTCAACTGCCCCTGACGCGCCTCGAAAAAGGCGGTCAGCGTCGCCACGTCATCCAGCGAACGCACGCCGAGCCCGGCATCATAGCGCCGGCGCGAATGTGCCCAGGGCGAGTTTCGCTCCTCGAATCCGTTGGCCAGCGTCACGACCTCCGTGCGCCTCTCGGGACCGCCGGCCGAACCGAAGCTCAGCGACGTTGGAAACCTGACTTCGTGAAATCCCATGCCATCCTCCCCGTCTGTCAGCGCAGCCGTTGCGCACGACCCAGCGCGCGGCTCATCTGCGATGCGATCTGCCCTTGCGAGCGCTGGAACCCGGCAGCATCGGGCGTCGTGACATTCACCACGACGTTGACGGCGCGACCGCCACCGCGCGCCTCCGCCCCAAGCCTGCCGTCGCTGCCCCGTGTCAGCGGCATGATCGCCTCCGGGCCAGCCTCGCCCATCAAGCCGGTCGCACCGCGCATGGGGAAATGAACCGGTCCGCTCACCACGCCGCCGCGGGCGAACGGCAACACCCGGCCCTGGGTGAACGCGGCGCCGTCGGCGAACGGCATCGCTCCGCTGACCAGCGCTTCGATCCCGGCGCCGGCCAGCGTGCCCAGTTGCCTCGTGACCGGATTGACGGCAGACGTATAGGCCGCCTTCAGCATCGATTGCCCGACTTCGCGCAGGGCATCCGACAGCTTCATGCCGTCGAAGAGCAGGCCGTCGAAAGCCCCGCGCAAGCCGCGGCTGATCCCGTTCGACAGTGTGCGTACCTCCCGCCCGGTATCGGCCATCGTCGTGCGAATCTGCTGCAACTCGCCAGCGAAGGTCGACGCCACGGCCTGTGCGCCGGCAAGGCTTTCTTCCAGCGTGGCGAGTTGGTCGCCGAAGGTCTCGACTGAATCGTCCTCAATCATTGCCTGATCCTTTCGATCGGTCCGGATATCGCTGGACCAGTTCCTCAAGTCGCCGTCGGGAAAGGGGCGCCGGCTGCTCGGCAGCGCCCAGCATCACGAACAGCTCCGCCGGCGTGAGCGCCCAGAAATCCGCCGGCGACAGGCGCAGACCGTGCAGGCCCGCGCGCATCAGTCCCGGCCAGTCCAGCCCGGTCATGTCCCGCCGCTCCCCGGCACCGTGAACGCGCGCGCCAGAAGCAGCGCGGCCACCCGCGCCGCCTCGATCGGCCCGCCGCCGATCTCGGCACCCAGAAGGTCGTCCATGCTTCCCGACCACCCGCCGCCGCGCAGCCCCGCGAGGATCAGTGCCAGGACGTCGGGGGTGGTGAAGGCGCCGCCTTCGAAGCGCGCCACCAGGTCGACCAGTGACCCGCTGCTCAGCTGCGCCTCCAGCTCTGCCAGCGCGCCGAGCGTCAGTTTCAGGGTCCGGCGCTGACCGTCGACGCCACCTCACCTGCATACGGGTTGGCCATCAGATATGCGTGAAGGTCAGCGCCCCGGCCGAGGCCATCGACATCTCGTAGGTCGCCTCGCCGTCGTGGCTGCCCGAATATTCGAGCGACGTGATCTGGAACGGGCCTTCGACGACGCCGAAGTCCGGGATCACGATCTGGAAGGCAGGAACCACCCCATCGAAGAACACGTCCTTGGCCCGCGCATCCGTCGCGGCGTCGCGAAACACCCCGGAGCCGGACAGGCTGGCGGACCGAACCCCCGCCCCGGCCAGCAGTTCGCGCCAGCCGCCCGCGCTTTCGAGGCTCGTGATGTCCACCGTCTCGGCGTTGAAGCTCAGGCGCGTGGCGCGCAGGCCCGCAACCGTCTGAAAGTCCCCGGCCCCGTCGATATCGAGTTTGATCAACAGATCCTTGCCGTTCTGTGCCGTCATGGTCACTCTCCAGTTCTCGTTCAGGCGTCGTCCACGAAGGCGCGGAAACGCAAATCTATCTGACGCCGCGTGCCGTTGCGGTCCCGCCGTGCCCGCGCGCGGTCGAAGGTCAGGGTCACCACCGTGCCGCGTGCCATCGCGAGCGGCGCCCCGGTCAGGGCGGCATCGATCTCTCCGGCAAGCCGCTTGGCTTCGACGAATCCGCCGCCATCGCTGACCACGCTGATCGTGAACAGGTGTTCGGCGGCACGACCTGTCTTGTCCGACCGGTCCCGCGCATCCTCGGGCCCGATCGACGCGTATAGCGGCGGCACCGCGCCCGCTGGCGGCGCATCGAAGACATTCGTCCCGACCAGCGCGGCAACGCCGCTCGACGCGCGCAAGCGCTCGTAAACCGCCGCCTGCAACGGCGCCGCGAGGACGTAGGTCATACGGTCGCCTCCTCGATCACGCGGCAATCGAGATACTTGCCCATGGGTCCGCTCTCGCGCACCGAAACGATGCGAAACACCCGCAGTCCCCGCCGCAGGCGGTACCGAACGTCCGGGCGCGACGGCGCGCCGGGCGGCGCGGCGCGCACCGTGATCGTGTGCGTCGCCGTGGCCAGCCCCGTACCACCTTCCAGCCGCTCGCGCCCGGCGCCGGCCCGCAACCCGCCCCAGAGCGTGCCAAGAGCGGCCCAGTCGCGCGTCACGCCTCCGGCGCCGTCGGCCGACTCGACCGGCGCCTCCAGCACGAACGGCAGGTCCAGTCTCTGCCCGGTCATGCCCCCGCTCCGCCCAGGATGCGCACGGTCCGGAAGCGAGAGATCAGGCCCGCCACCGCGAACGGCATGTTGCCGTCGTGATGGCCGTCTTCGTGCCGGCTTTCATAGAAATGCGCCGCCAGCAGCAACACGGCCTGCGCCAGTGCGGCCGGCATCTGCGCCCAGGTCAGGGCGTAGCCGGCCAGGAACGTCACTTCCGCGACCCCGTGCACCGGAATCGCCGGCAGGCTGCCACGGACCGCATGCAGCACCGGGCGGTGATCGTCCTGCTCCAGCACCACCGTATCGAGGTCGACAGCGGTCACGTCGCCACTCCGGGTGACCGTATTCAGTGTCGTCACCGCCGCCACGGGCGCCACCGGCAGGGCCTGCCGGGCCGGGCTGCGCCAGGCCGACAGCGACCACCGAAAACTTCGTTCGAACAACACCTTGCCGGTGCGCGCCTCGATCGCCGCGACGGCAGCGCGCAAGGCAGGCTCCAGTACCGGCTCCTGCACCGTGTCGTCGCCGAACCCGGTCCCGAGCCTGAGATGGGCGCGGAGGTCCGCGATGGGCAGATCGGACGTGGCGATGCCCGTGAGATCGAGAAGCTTCATGAATGCGCTCCGCACTTAAGGCGCAGGACGGGAAAGGCGGGGCGGCCGCCCGCCCGTGCTGCTCTGACGGTTGGAAAGCTGGACAACACCTGGCGTTGGCCGACGACCACCCCTGGGACCGCCCCGCGCGGGGCGGCCCGTTCGTCAACCCCGCGGAATCAGCCGACGGCGAACTTAAGCACCTTGATCGCGGCGAAGTCGCTCACATCGCCGCCGACGCGCTTGGTCGCATAGAACAGCACGTGCGGCTTGGCCGAGAACGGATCGCGCA